AGCGCGGGGACCTTGATGAAATGTCCTTTGCTTTCCGCGTCACCCGGCAGGAATGGTCCCCGGACTACAGTCAGCGGGATATCACTGAGGTCAACCTCAGCAAGGGTGACGTCAGCATTGTGAATTACGGCGCCAACCCTCACACGGCGGGGCTCACCAGCCTGCGCAGTGCGCTGACTGACGGGACACTCTCCCGTGACCGGCTTGAGGAAATGCTCCGCGCTGCTGGCTATGAGCTGGCGCCGGAGGAAACGCCAAGCACTGAGCGCAACTTTGATCCTGCGCTGTATGAGGCGCGCTTGCGCCACCTGAACCACTGACCAGCGTGTGAATTAGCACGCTGGTCTGCCCACCGGTTTACGCCGGAGCCTACGCCGGACCCCAGCAACAAGGGGCACCACCTAGGCCACCACCTAACGCAAGTGGTGGGCGATTCCCACGAATCGACCTAGGAAGGTTTTTCCCCAATGGATAAGCGATCCCTTATCGCTGAACTGTCCGCCAAGCGCTCCGCTGAGCGTGCCAAGCTGGACACCCTGCTTGGTGAGGCGCGTGCCGCTGACGCCATGACTGATGAGCAGCGCGCTGCCTTTGATGCCGGTGAGACTGAGATCCGTGAGCTTGATGAGCGGATTGCGGAGCTGGACAAGCAGGTCCGCGCTGATGAGGCTGCGGCGGAGGTTGCCAAGCGCTACGCGGCGCCCCGTGTGGAGTCCGTCAAGGAGCCTGAGATTTACCGCTCCGGCGTTGGTGGGCAGTCGTATTTCCGAGACATGTGGAATGCACGCCAGAACGGCGACACTGCCGCCATGGACCGGCTGAAGCGGAACAACGCTGCGCGCGCTGAGGAGCGATCCTCGGTCGGTATCACTACCGTCAATGGCGCCGGTGGCGAATTCGTGCCGCCTCTCTGGCTGGAGCAGCAGTTCATCCGGCTGGCGCGTCCGGCGCGCATTACCGGTAACCTCGTGCCGACTCAGCCGCTTCCGGCCGGTACCGACTCGATCAACATCCCCAAGGTTGCGACCGGTACGACCGTTGCGCAGCAGGCCACGCAGAACCAGGCCATTTCGCAGACTGACCTGACCACCACGTCTGTCAACTCGCCGGTCATCACGCTGGCCGGTGCGCAGGTCCTTTCGCTCCAGCTCATCGAGCAGTCTCCGCTGAACGTGGATGACATTGTGCTGGCTGACCTGGCTGCGGCCTACGCGCAGGCCTACAACTCGCAGATCCTCAGCGGAGCCGGTGGTGCCGGTAACCTCACCGGAATCATGACGCTGGCCGGTACCAACGCGATTGACTTCAGCGCGGCTATCACTGGCACTTGGGCTGGTGCGTTCTATAGCAAGCTGAACGACGGTATCCAGCGGATTCACACTAACCGCTTCCTGCCGCCCGACACCATCATCATGCACCCCGTGCGCTGGGCGTACCTGCTGACTCAGGTTGACTCGCAGGGTCGCCCGCTGGTCGTGCCGGATGCTGGTGCGCCGATGAACGCGCTGGGCAACCAGGATGGTGTGGTTTCTCAGGGCTACGTGGGCCGCATGCTGGGTCTGCCGGTCTACGTTGACGCGATGATCCCGACCAACCTCACGGCTGGCGCCGGTACCAACGAGGATGCCGTAATTGTCGCCCGCATGGCTGACCTGATGGCTTGGGAGGGCAATTTCAAGGCTGAGGCTTTCCCGCAGACGTACGCCAACCAGCTTTCGGTTCTGGTCCGGCTGTACAACTACGCCAGCTTCCAGCCTGCTCGCTACCCCAAGAGCATCTCTGTGATTACCGGTAAGAACCTGGGCGCCCCGTCGTTCTAATCTAGCCGGTTTCTGGTTCGGGGCAGTGTGTGAATTCGCATGCTGCCCCGGGCCATTACAGAGAGGAATCCATGAATCCCATCAATTATGCGCGCGGACTACTGGAAACGTACGCCGAAGCAGTGAGCAGCGGCGTGAAGGCGCGAGAGGCTGAGGCGCGCGACATGCTCTCTTGGGTCGCCGGAGAGCTGGAGCAGGTTGACGCTGAGGCGCTGACCGCTGACGCACGTGCGCTGTACGAGGCTGCCAAGGCTGACGTCATTGAGGTGCTGGCGTCCAAGACCAAGCGTGCGGCCAAGGCTGCCGAGCCTGCCGCTTAGGGGGAGCAATGCCGCTGATCTACTTCCTTGGGCAGGACGTTGCGCTTACGGCCAGTCCGCTGGACGACAGCGGCAACCCTCCGCAAGGCGCTGTGAGCGTGTCTGTGGCTGTCACAGACCCTTCCGGGGCTGTTACCCATCCCAGTGCCTCCGGACCCGTCAGCGGGGCATACACGGCCGTTCTGGCGTCCGTGAGCCTCGCTGGTGTCTGGCTGGTGCGCTGGACGGCAACGGGGACCGGACTGAGCTGGGTTTCTGAGACTCAGTTTCAGGTCCGTCCGCTGGGCGCCGAACAGCTAGTCGACCTGCCGAGCGTCAAGGCTCACCTCAACATTCCGACCAACGACAGCAGGCAGGACGATGAGCTACAAGGTTTCATCCTCGCTGCCGGGGACGTTGCCCGGAATCACTGCGGACCCTTCCTGCCGGAGACTCACACGCAGTATTTCGACGGTGGGCGCAGTCAGATCATGCCGGATTGGCCGGTTGCCAGCGTGCTGAGCATGACGGAGTTTTACGGGCTGTCTTCCTTCCCGCTGACAGAGCAGCCCCTTGATGGGCAGATGAACGCCTTTGCCTTCACCGTGGATTACGCAACCGGGGAGATCACCCGCCGGACGTTTGGCGGAGAGGCGGCAACGTTCGCCTTTGGCTCCAAGAACATCAAGCTTGTTTACACAGCGGGTCGCGCTGGGGCAGTGCCTTGGAGCGTGCGCCTTGGTGTGCTGGAGCTAATCCGCCATCTGTGGCAACTCACGCAGCAGGGTGGCGGACGGCCGAAATTCAATGGCTCAGCGTACGAGGGTGGTGAAGGCATGGTGCCCACCGGCTTTGCCATTCCGTCCCGCGTGCTGGAGCTGTGGCAGCCCTATTACCGGGGACCGGGTATCGCATGAGCATTCCGAGCAGTACGGCGCCTGCCGTCCGTCAGTGGCTCTATGACCAGTGCACGGCGCAGCTCCCGCTAGACCAACTCGATAAGAGCGCATCGCTGCTGGTGTGTTTCGACCAGCCGGGACCCAATGAGCCTGATGACATTGTGGCCATTGGCCGTGTCCGGCGTCAGCTCAAGGTTGCCGCCATGATCGGAGGCGGCGGGGCTGGCTGGCTTGATGAGCATTACAGCGTTGATGTGGTCATTGACGTCTTCCGGGGCAGCGACAGCGGGCAGGTGGCCTATCAGCGCGCCATGGATCTGGCCAACGCTGTGATTGCGCTGGTGCGCGCTGACATAACCCTTGGCGGCCACGTGGTCCGCAGTGCTCCGCGCGGAGATGACGCGGAGGTTGAGTGGGACAGCGAGCACGGCGGTAAGCACGCTTGCGTGACTGTCGAAATCGAGTGTGTGACAAGGATCTAGGAATGCCTGCCTTCACTTACACGGGCACTGAGCCCCGCTATTACCCGTCACTCTCGCTGGCTGTGCAGCCCGGCGACAGCGTGACCCTTGACTCTGACCCTGGTGACGGCCGTTGGACTGCTGGCACCAAGGCTGCGCCGACCAAGGCGCCCGAACCGGCGCCGGTTGCGCCTACTGACACGCCGGAGGTTGGCAACTAATGCCCAAGGCAACACAGCTTTCATTCCTTGGTATCGCCAAGGAAACCACGCCGGGCACGGCGGTCCCGTCCACTGCATTCCTGCCGGTTACGGGTATCACCCCCAAGGACAACCTCGGCCTGCTGGACGACAAGGGTTACCGGGGCTCTTTCGTTGACGTCTATGACCAGGTTGCTGGTGTGCTCTCCGGCACCGTGGACTTTGACGGGGACGTTTTCCCGGACACGATTGGCTGGCCGCTGGCTGGCATCCTGCCGGACCTGGTCACTACCGGCGCTTCAGCCCCGTTCACGCACGTCTTCTCTGTGCTCAACACGGGTACCGGGCAGCCCACTTCCTACACGCTGAATGACAACTATGTAGCGGGTAACCGCGCTTACGCTGGCGCCAAGTTCTCCGAGCTGGGATTCAAGTTCACGGCCGATGGCCTGTTCTCCTACTCGGCCAAGGCCACCACGTTCGGTAGCACCACGGTTGCTGCCCCCACCACATCCTTTACCGCTGTCCCTCCGCTGGCCGGTTGGGTTGGTGTGGCGCAGATTGGTGGCGTCACGCAGGCTGAGCTTATTGACGGTGAGGTCACCATCAAGCGGTCCGTGACTGTCATCAACTCCGTTGACGGTACGCAGGCCCCTGCCTCGCTGTGGTCCGGCCCGGTTTCTGTCGACGGTAAGGCCACGCTTGTCATGGAGGACGACACGCAGCTTACGGCGTACCTCACCGGTACCAAGCCTGCCATTGACTTCAACTTCCAGGCTGGCGCCGGAGCTACCGCCGTTCAGGTCAAGCTCCATATGTCCAAGTGCTCTGTCAGCGCTGCGGACATTACGCGTGGCAAGGACTACGTGGAAATTCCCATCACCTTTAGCGCGCTGGCCAACACCACTGATGTTGGCGCGTCCGGCGGTTACTCGCCCATCAAGGTCACTGTCCAGAATGCCGTTACTTCCGGGACGTACAAGTAAATGAACCACATCACTCTGCCCTCCGGCGCCACTGCTGATATCCGTGAGGTGGCTGACGTCACTGAGCGGAACCGGCGCCCCATCAAGCGAATTCAGACCAAGCTTGCTGGCATGCCTGCCTTTGCCAACGCTGTTGCTGAGGCGCAGGCCAGCGGGGACGGTACGGACCTTACGCCGGAGGCGCAGCTCAAGATTGCCGCCGGTATGGGCGAGGCTTTCGACCTGCTTGAAGAGCTGAATGACTCGCTTGTTGCCGCGCTGGTGGCTGGCTGGTCTTTCGCCTTCCCCGTGTCCGCTGACGCCTGCCAGGATCTCCCCGGACGGGATCTTGACGCGCTCCGCGCTGCTGTCTCGCCGTACCTCACGCAGCTCAACCCTGACTTTGACCCGTCGCCGGACCCGGCGTCCCCTATCGAAGCCTCCGGCGCCTGACGGAGGCACTGTCCACCACTGGTGGCAGTACATACGGCGCTGATGAAGTGCCCAGCGAGGAATACCGGACGTGGAGACTCTGCACACTGCTGCACTGTCTCCCGTCCGCGCTGGACGATGAATCCGCCGTAACCCTTGATTGGCTGCTGGCCACTGATGACGCCGTTGAAAAGGCGCGCAAGATAGTTGAGGAGCGTGCATCCAATGGCTGATGGTGTCGGCGCAATCATCAAGGGAACCAGGGAAGTTGGCGCCATGCTGGGGGAGATGCAAGTTGCATCCAACGAAGCAACCAGGGTGGCGCTGGGCAAGGCAACTTCCTACACAAAGGGACGCATCAAGACTGGCATGCGTGGAGCCCCGCGCTGGGGACACAAGGGACCGGACCGCGCTACCGGCGCACCCGCTGTGCATACCGGCCGGACGCCGGACCATAAGCCACGCGGAGGCGGACCCGGCCAGCTAACCGGCGCTCTGTCGCGCTCCATCCGGAAGAGCCGTAAGCCTCGCGCTGCTGGCGTTGGGACCTGGTCTCAAGTGGTCATGTCCGGCGGTAAGGGTGGCTATCAGAACCGGTACAAGCGTGAAGTTGAAGAGAAGGTGCCGTACTTCAAGCCGGGTGTTGCCAAGGCAACTCCCAAGGTCCGCGCTTTCTTTGAGGGAGCTTGGGCCGCGTCGACCAG